TTATATTCTTTTTCTACTTGGTATTAATACTGGCCTAAGGATTTCTGATATTTTGCCTTTAAAGGTTCGGGATGTGGAAGGTTGGTATATTACCATTAGAGAAAAGAAAACAAAGAAAAATAAACGGATTAAAATGACTTCAGAATTAAAAAAAGTGTTAAGAGATTATATTTTAGATAAAGGTAAAAATGAATACCTTTTTAAAAGCAGAAAAGGAAAGAACAAACCAATTACAAGGGCAGCAGCTTATATTATCTTAAATGAAGCTGCAAGGGAATTTGGTTTAGAAAGTATAGGCACACATAGTTTAAGGAAAACGTTTGGTTACATGTTTTATAAACAATTTAAAGATGTAGCAGCATTACAAGAAATATTTAACCACACTGATCCCAAAGTAACATTACGATATATTGGCATTAATCAAGATAACCTTGATGGCATGATGAAAAAATTTAAAGTGTAGCTTTTTATTTTTTGTTAGTTAATTGTCTTCATTAACAAAATGTCAAATTCATATTTTTAAAGTGGGACAATCCCTTGGTAGATATGGAAAAGAAACCTTCGGTTGAATTATACAAAATATAAGATATGGTAAATTCAATTGATAATTTTAGTTAAAAAAACGTTATGAAAAACTATTGTTTTCTTATAAAAAATTATGCATTTTAATAAAATGAAGTGAAGGATTTCTAACCATTTTGTAGAATTGAGAAAATGGGAGGGAGTCCAAAAATGAGGTATTATAAAAACTATTTCGTTGATAGTATTATTGATTTTTATTGTGATAGATCATTCAGAAAAAAAGTTGGAGAATTAACAAAAGCACAGAATTTTATATCAAATTATTTTCAACATCTTAAAGCAGATCTTGCGCCTGCACTACTAATAGACCGATGTAAAATTGAGATCAAGGTGTCATATGTTAAAAATGGGGAATTTATTTTTATGCAAATAGATAATATTACTTTAAGATTTATTCGCCTAAATAATAAAATCGAAGTATGGTCTGATGATTTAATTTACGATGAAAAGGAAGAGAGAATTTTCACTGAACCCAAAAAAATTGATCAAATAAAAGCATGTTCAGAAAACATGGAAATGCGTTTAGATGACATACTGTATAGAGCTTTTCAGGAGAAGCATATACAAGAACTTACATTTGAAAATTATTAATAGAAGGATTTTACTACTTTTTATCGAAGTATGAAGGTAAAAAGGAGGGGATGTAATTGAAAAGATATTCTGTATATGTTCTATTCGAAAATGGTCAAGACATGCAGTTTGAGACAGACACGAATGTAAAAATGGCTCAACCAGTAGAGATCAATGGAGGAAGGTTCATAATTACAGAAAATGAAAAACTTATCAATGTAGATTACATCAAGGATCTAAATGTTGTGGAGTTAAGGAAATAATACATGGCTATAGATGCAGGAAAATATCTCCTTTTGTCGAATAGAGTAAGTAAAAGGGGGTATGTAATATGTTAGATCCAGGTGGAGTTGGATACAATCCAAAACAAAAGGACCCAGGTGGTGGTGGAGGTCACTACTGTGATCCAGGAGTTGGAGGTTTCGCTTCAAAAGATCCGGGTGGCGGTGGATTCATTACCTTAGCCAAAGATCCAGGCGGAACTGGATATTAATTAACACTCACTTATGTGGGTGTTTTTTCTTTGCGACTATTTTAATAAAGGAATAAATATCATTTTTGTCGAATTGAGTAGATAAAAGTGAGGTGATAAAAATGGAATTAGAGAAATTGGATCTTGAATTATTAAAAGCAATATATGAGAAAGACAATCATAACAAAAGCATCGATTGGGAATCATTGAATTTTGAATCGAATAATCATAAAGCTTTTCATTTAGAGAAGTTAGAAAGAAATGGTTATATTTCAATTGAGAAAAACACTTTGATTCCTGGTGGACAAAGAGATCCGAAATATGGAACAGCAGTTGCAATGGTTTGGTCAGAGGGAATACACATCTTAGAAAAAGGTAAAAAAGCAATAAGATAATTTATTATTTATATAATTTAATTGAAGGCACCCGATTATTCGGATGCCTTTTTTTATATAAGAAAAGGGAGGAAGAAAAATAAGTGTCTAATCTACCAAAAGGAAAACAAAAATTAAGATTTGGATGTTATTACACTATGAGTCCAGGTAAAAACCTTACAGAAATAAAGACTACTTTGACAATTAAATGGTATGCATGGCCATTTCTATTTTTGAAGGAATGTAGAAAAAAATATGAAATTAAGTGGTTTGAATATCCAAGATTAATCTATTTAATTATTATGCACACATTAAGATTAATGACTAAAAAGGAAATTCATGTGTTTTCTGATAAGGTGTAGATTTATGAAACCATTTGCTAAGAAGTTTTATAAAACAACAGCATGGAAGAAATGTAGAAGTTCATATTTTGCCTATCGTCATGGTTTATGTGAGAGATGTTCTGAACCAGGCAAGATTGTTCACCATAAACAATATTTAACACCAGATAATATCAATGATCCAGAGATAACACTAAGTTTTAATAACCTTGAACTATTGTGCCAGGATTGCCATAACAAAGAACACCATGCAATTTATGGTGTCATTGCTGATGGATTAATGTTTGATGACAGTGGAGATTTAGTGAGGAGGGAAATAGAATGAGAAAATATAAAGTTTTTTATAAGGGTGGAGGAGTACGGGAAGTAACAGGGACAATAGTATTCTTTCATGACAATACTTATCAGGTTGTTAATGTAAAGGATGGAGTCTATTTAAATGCTTCAGAAGTACAAACTGTTATTGAGATTAAGCAAAACGAAAAAGAGGGATGCCCCCCTATAAATTAATTTTTTTGATGATCACTAGAGACCGATTGGGGAGTTTCAAAAAATACACAGGATATTTTTGTAATAACCCCACCCCAAAAACTCATAGAGAGTTGGTGAAAGTAATGAGTAATAAGGAAATTATTGGGAGAGAAAAAGAGATTAAGAAAGAGATAAATAGACTTAAGCGATTATTTAAGGAATTAGACAAAAATAAACAATCTGCTGCCGAGGGTCTAATACAAGAAGTATCTTTTATGAGGGTAACACTAAAGGACCTAAAAGAGGATATTAATAAAAACGGTGTTATTGATGAAATGGAGCAAGGAGAATATACGATTCTAAGGGAAAGCCCAGCCGTAAAAACTTATAATACAATGGTTCAAAGATATACAACTGCATGTAAGGAGCTTTATAATTTATTACCTAAAGATGTACCTAAACCTGTAGATGATGGATTTGAGTCATTTGTGATGAATAAATGAAATATAGAAAACAATACCCAATTTCTTATAATCCTATCATTGATTACTACAATAAAATTGAATCTGGCGAGGAAATTGTTGGGTATAAGGTTAGAAGGATATATAAAAAGCTTGTAGATGATATTTATAATCAAAATTCTGAGTATGAATATAGTGCAAAACGAGCTAATCATGCCATTGAATTTATTGAGAACTTCTGTAAGCACTCTAAAGGTAAATGGGCAGGTCAACCGATTGATTTGGAACTATGGCAGCAAGCTTTTATTGCTGCAACATTTGGATTTATACACAAAATTGACGGCACACGAAAATATCGTGAGGTCTTTTTGGTCGTTGCTCGGAAAAATGGAAAGTCCACATTATCTTCAGGGATTTGCTTATATTTGCAAGTAGCTGATGGTGAAGGTGGAGCGGAGATTTATGCAGTAGCAACAAAAGAAAAACAAGCTAAAATTGTATGGTCAGAAGCTAAAAGAATGGTTAAAAAATCACCTGTTCTTTCTAAAAGAATAAAAACTCTTGTGAAAGAATTGAATGCTGATTTTAATGACAGCACATTTCAACCAGTTGGAAGTGATAGTGATACACTAGATGGTTTAAACGTCCATGGAGCTTCACTGGACGAGATTCACGCTTGGAAGGATAAAAATCTTTATGATGTAATTGTGGACGGTACATCGGCACGTGAGCAACCTCTCATCTTCATGATTACAACAGCAGGGACCGTCAGAGAATCGGTCTATGATATGAAATATGATGAAGCTGAAATGGTTATTAATGGATTTGATGATGAAGAAGGATATAAAGATGATCGTTTTCTTCCAATCATTTATGAATTAGACAGTCGTAAAGAATGGACTGATCCAAATTGTTGGAAAAAGGCTAATCCTGGTTTAGGTTCAATTAAAAAAATAGATAATCTTGAATCAAAAGTCAACAAAGCAAAGGCTAATCCTTTACTTGTAAAAAACCTATTAACAAAGGACTTTAATATTCGAGAGACTTCTAGTGAAGCTTGGTTAACATTTGAACAACTAAATAATAAACAAACCTTTGATGTTAATGAATTAAAGCCTAATTATGGCATAGGTGGTACTGACTTATCAGAAACCACCGATTTAACCGCAGCAAAGGTTATTTTTATGCTTCCAAATGATTCAAATATCTATGTAATCCAGATGTATTGGCTTCCAGAAGATTTATTGGAACAACGAGCTAAAGAAGATAAAATACCATACGATTTATGGCATGAAGCTGGATATTTACGTACTACACCTGGTAACAGCATTCATCCTAAATTTGTAACTGAATGGTTTTTAGAAATTCGTGATGAATATGGTATTTATCTTCCTTGGATTGGATATGATAGGTGGTCGGCTAAATATTGGGTTGAAGAAATGCAAGGATATTTCGGTAAAGAAGCAATGATACCAGTTGCTCAAGGTAAAGAAACCTTATCTATGCCAATGAAGTTATTAGGCGCTGATCTTGATGCGAAGCGTGTTATTTATAATAACAATCCTATTGATAAATGGTGCTTATCAAATACAGCCATAGATATAGATAAAAACCTTAATATCCAGCCAAACAAAACAAACAATCAACGGAGAAGAATTGATGGTACTGCTGCATTATTAGATGCATATGTAGTTCTTCAACAAAAATGGAATGACTATCAAAATATAATTTAAGGGGGTGATAAATTGGGATTGTTTGAAAAAATGTTTGGGAAAAAGCCGAAAGAAACAGTAGTAACACGTTATGAAATGGTAAATGATGATGGCGGTGGGTTTTATTCATGGAACGGAAATCTTTATCAAAGTGATATTGTTCGTTCTTGTATCCGTCCAAAAGCAAAAGCAGTTGGTAAATTAGTTGCTAAACATATTAGAGACAATACAAATGAATTTAAAGTCAATCCTGACCCTTATTTACGATTCATTTTAGAAGAACCTAATCCATTAATGACTGGACAGGTAATGCAAGAGAAATTAGCAACACAATTAGAATTAAATAATAATGCATTTGCTTATATTAAACGTGATGAATTAGGATATCCCACTGAAATATATCCTATTCCATGTGTTTCAATAGAAGTTGTTGAAAATGGTCTAGGGGATATTTTTCTAAGATTTTACTTTAAAACTGGGAAAAGAATGACAATACCATATGTAGATATTATTCATTTGCGAAAAGATTTTAATGATAATGATTTTTTTGGTGATCATCCTGGTCAGGCATTATCATCTTTGATGGAAGTTGTTAATACTACAGATCAAGGTATTGTCAAAGCTATAAAAAATAGTGCAGTTATTAAATGGATTTTAAAATTCAAATCAGTACTTAAAGATGAAGATGTGGATTCACAGGTAAAAAAGTTTATTAAAAACTATATGAATATAGATAGTGAAAATGGTGGTGCTGCTTCATCCGACCCACGTTATGATCTTGAACAAGTGAAACCTGAAGCATTTGTACCCGATTCTAAACAGATGCAAGAAACAACGCAAAGAATATATAACTTCTTTAATACAAATGAGCAAATCATCCAAAGCAAATATAGTGAGGATGAATGGAATGCTTATTATGAATCAGAAATAGAACCATTAGCTATGCAGCTTGCTGGGGAATATACCAGGAAGCTTTTTTCACGTCGCGAAAGAGGATTTGGAAACAAGATTATCTTTGAAGCATCTTCGCTACAGTATGCTTCCATGTCAACTAAAATGGCACTTCTTCAAATGGTAGACCGTGGGGCTATGACTCCTAATGAGTGGCGCTCTATCCTGTCACTTGGTCCTATTGAAAATGGTGATAAGCCTATTAGAAGATTGGATACTGCTGAAGTTCATAAAGGCAATGTTGTAACAAGTAAATCTGAAGGGGGTGATGAAAATGGACAAAACGGAGACAAGGGAACTGATAACCCAGGGGATTGATATAAGGGAAGAAGAAAATGGAAGTAAAGTCCTTTCTGGGTATGCAGTCAAATGGGAAATGAAATCTGTTGTAATGGGATATTACCGTAAATTCCGAGAACAGTTTAAACAAGGTGCCTTCACTGAATCATTACAAAAAGATGATCAGCGCTTCTTGTGGTCACATGATACTTCAAAGGTTTTGGGTAGAACCAAAAATAACACTCTACGTTTAGTAGAGGATTCAATCGGACTACGTTTTGAATTGGATTTACCAAAAACAACACTAGGCAACGATACTTATGAATCAATCAAGCGTGGTGATGTAGATGGTGTTAGCTTTGGATTCAACATTTTACCTGGTGGGGAAGAAATCGAAGAACCAGATGATGATTTGATGCTACGAACAGTCACAAAAGCAAAGTTATTAGAGGTAAGTGCTGTTGCCTTTCCTGCTTATCCTGATTCTGAGGTTAGTGCAAGAGGGTACGATCCATATAAAAACTATGTTGAAGGAAAAATACGTTCAGAAAAGCGTAAGAGATTGTATTTACAAACATTAATTTAAAAGGTGGTTATTGTACATGAAAACAAAAGAAGAATTATTAAAACGCAAATCAGAAATTAGTGCATTGTTAGCAGACGAAACACGTTCTATTGATAATTTGGATGAAATTGAAAAAGAGTTACGTGAAATTAATGATCAATTAGCAGCAATTGAAAAACGTGAACAACTAATGAAAGATGCTGCTGAAATTAATAGTGGTAAATCTACAGAAACACGCACTATTGAAACATTTAATTCAAATTCACAGGAACAACGTGAAATTGGCACTGATTCTTTAGAATATCGAAATGCATTCATGAATTATGTTTTACGGGGTGAAGAAATTCCAGCTGAACTTCGTGCAAATGCTGTAACAAAAACAAATGATGTGGGATCAGTCATTCCGGAAACCGTTTTAAATAAAATCATTGAGAAAATTGAATCTGTAGGTATGATTCTTCCTCTTGTTACACGTACAGCAATAAAAGGTGGGGTAACAGTTCCTACATCTTCAGTTAAACCAGTTGCAACATGGGTTGCTGAAAGTAGTGGAAGTGATAAACAAAAGAAAACGACTGGATCTATTACTTTCAACTATCATAAATTACGTTGTGCTGTAGCAGTTTCTCTCGAAGTAGATACAATGGCACTTGCAGTCTTTGAATCTACATTAATTAACAATGTTGTGGAAGCAATGACTAAAGCTATTGAACAAGCCATAATCAGTGGTTCGGGTTCAGGTCAACCTAAAGGTATCCTAACTGAAATTCCTGTAGAAGGACAAACTTTAGATGTTGCAAAGATTGAATATAAAACACTTGTTGATGCAGAATCAGCACTCCCTCTTGAGTATGAGTCAAATGCAGTTTGGGTTATGACGAAGAAAACATTCATGGGATTTGTTGGTATGACAGATGCAGATGGTCAGCCAATTGCTCGAATTAATTATGGAATTAGCGGTAAACCAGAGCGTACATTATTAGGTCGTCCTGTTATTTTGTGTAACTATATCGATAGCTTTGCAACAGCTGATTCCGGGGAAGCATTTGCTTTCTTATTTAACTTTAGTGATTATGTCCTAAATACAAATTATCAAATGGGTGTTAAAAAATATGAAGATAATGAAACAGATGATTTAGTGACAAAAGCAATCATGATTGTTGATGGAAAAGTAATTGATTTGAATTCTTTAGTAGTGCTTAAAAAAGCAGCAGCAGCTTAAGGGAGTGATTAATTGTGAAATTATTAGTCATGAAATCGTTCATTGACAATGAAACACAAATAGGTTATAACACTGGCAGCACATATGAATCTTCTGATTCAGAACGTGTTGCTTATTTACAAAGTGAAGGCTTTTTACATGGGAAACCTAAAAAAGATAAGGCAGCAAAGGAAAGTAAAGAATCAAATGAAAAAAAAGAAAAGATTCCTGATGAAGGTGAAAAAAAGGATGAAAAAGATGGGAAATAAAGAGTCACTTTAATGTGGCTCTTTTTCAGTTTGAAAGCAGGTGAGTGACTTTGTTTCTTGAAAAAATAAAACTCTCATTACGATTTGATGATGATAGTTTAGATGATGACATTCAAGATGTCATAGATGCTGCAAAAGCTGATTTGCAGTTATCAGGAATAGTTAAATCTAAAATTAATGAAGATGATCCATTAATTATTCGAGCAATTAAAACCTTTTGTAAATCTGAATTCAGTACAGAAGATAAAGAATCTGAAAGATATAGAGGATCATATGAAATGCTAAAAAACCATTTAACATTATCACTTGATTATACAACGGAGTGATCTAATGAATATTGCTTCCTTAAATAAACGGATTGATGTATATGATAATGTCAAATATACGAATGAATTAGATGAAACAGCTTATAGATTTGAAAAACTTAAAACTATATGGGCATCAATTGTTCCTCAAACAGGAAGTTTGCAAAAGCAACAAGCTGATACAATTCTCACAAATGTAACCCATAAAATTATAGTTCGTTATGAATCTGGAAAAGACATTTCAAAGGATATGCAAATTCAATATAATGATAAAAATAATGTTGTCCATAGGTATGAAATTAAATATATACTCAATCCATATTTTGCAAATGAGAAACTTGAAATCTTCTGTCAGGAGTTGATGGACTGATGGAATTTAAAATGGAAGGTTTAACTGATTTTCAAAGGGATTTGTTAGAGGTTGCTCAGAAGAAGTTACCTAAAGAGTCTTTTAAAATAATGCGGAAAATTGGAAGTAAAGCTCGTACCCAAGTAGCAAAAGACGCCCGTATCAAGGTGAAAAAAGAAACTGGTAACTATCACAAGCGTTTTAAGCGTGGGAAAGTGTTTAAGGATGCTGATAATCAAATTGTTGTTCGTGTAATCAATAATGCCCCTCATGCCCATTTAATTGAGCATGGGCATAGGCAGGTAACGAATGACGGTAAAGAGGTAGGCTTTACTCCTGGAAAAAAGGTAATGGAAACTGGCATAAAGAATTTTGATAACAGTGGGCAATATGAAAATATGTTGTCAGATTGGCTAGACGATTTACTAGATAGTGGTGATCTTTGATGATTAGTTATAAAGATATTAAAAAGGCAATTAATAGCAAACTTGCTACATTTGGTGTGGAAGTTAATAGTCGTGACATATCAGAGGGTTTCAAAAGACCTTCTTTTTTTGTGCAATTAGAAGATAGTAAGCGCTCAGGTGATGTTAACCAAGTGCATAAATCTTTAACTGTACAAATTTATTACTACCCAACAGATCGATATGATTATTCGATTGAGGTTTTAGAAGTACAGGAACAATTGGAAAACCTATTCGAATTAAAGTTAAAGGTTCTCGACAGGTTTTTTAATATTGATGAGGTGAATTCAGTACTAACTGATGGGGTATTAAGTTTTTCGTTTGATATTGCTTTCTATGATGGGCGAGAAATTATTTATACAGTTGAAGGTGAAGAACTGAATAGCGAACTTATGGAAGAGTTGGATATTGAAAAAATAGAGGAGTGAGATAATGGGCCTACCAGAAATTAATATTGAATTTAAAGGCAAAGCAGTCACTGCAGTACAACGCAGTCAATTGGGTATTGTTGCATTGATATTAAAAGATGATACGGGCACCTTTGATACAAGGGTTTACAAAAGTATTGAAGAAATTGAAGCATCTGATTGGACACCAGAGGTATTAGACTACATTCAAAAAACCTTTGAAGGCACACCAAGTAAAATTATTTGTGAACGTTTAGCACCAGATGCGACAGATTACAATGTAGCTTTAAAACGATTGAACAACAAACGTTTTAATTACCTTGCAATTCCACAAATAGAGGAAAAAGATACTACTCTAATTTCTACATGGATTAAAACAAAACGTGAAAATGATAAAAAGACTTTTAAAGTAGTCCTCCCAAATGAAAAAGCAGATCATGAAGGTATTATTAACTTCACTACTTCCGGAATAAAGGTTGGTGAAAAAGAGTATAAAACAGCTGAATATACTGCACGTATTGCAGGGATATTAGCAGGTTTACCATTCACACGTTCATCAACTTACTTTGAGTTAAACGAGATTGATAGTATCGAAGAAATTGAAGATCCAGATGCAGCAGTCGACAACGGAGAATTAATCCTTATAGATGATGGTGAAAAAATAAAAATTGGTCGTGGTGTTAATAGTTTAACGACAACAACCACAACTAAAACAGAGGATTTTAAATCAATTCGTGTGGTTGAAGTAATGGATTTGATTAAGGATGATATTCGCACCACATTTAATGATCATTATGTTGGTAAAGTAAATAACATTTATGACAATCAGGTCCTTTTCTTTCGTTCTATAAATGCATATTTTACAGACCTTTCAGGGGATGAAATTCTTGATCCTAAATATGCAAACAAAGCAGATATTAATGTGAATGCCCAAAGACTAGCTTGGGAAGGTATTGGAACAGATACTAGCGGTTGGGATGATCAGAAAGTAAAAGAAACATCATTTAAGAAAAATGTTTTTGCTGCTGCAAACATAAAGATTGTGGATGCAATGGAAGACCTAGACTTTGATATTGCAATATGAGGAGGTTTGAATAATGGGCAAATCAAAATTACCACCGAATAAGGTTGTTAACGGAACTTTCGGTGCAGTATGGGTAAATAACGAAAAATGGTTGGATGTTGAAAGTTTTGAAGCTAAAGTCACCATAAATTATGACGATGTAAATATGGCTGAAGACTTAGCGACACACAAGAAAATGACTGGCTGGAGTGGCGAAGGCGCATTGAATGTTAAAAAGGTGTATAGCCGTGGTGCAAGCCTATTAGCTGAAGCAGTAAAAAAAGGACAATTACCTGATATTAATATAGTTGGAAAACTTGCTGATCCAGATGCTTATGGTGCTGAGCGTGTTGCTATAAATGAGGTAACTTTCAATGAATTTATGCTAATGAAATTTGAGCAAAAAACTCTTGGTACAGAGGAATTGCCATTTAACTTTGCAGACCATGATCTAATCGATTCAATTAGTGCTTAAAAGGGAGAGATGATTTGTGAGTAATATAAAAAAACTAACATTAAACGATTTAATTAAGGATAAAGAAAGGATTCAACCGAAAGAAAATGTTACCAAAGAACTCCTGGTGGAGCGCCTAGGTGCTACAGTTACAATTCGAAGGGCGGAGCGCTCACTCGTGTTAGATACTATTGACTTAGCGAATGATGATAATTTCAAAGGTAATTCAGACGAATTCTTTGTTTATAACATCGTTACTGAGCCAAACTTAAAGGATACTGAATTACAAAAAGTTTATGGATGTGTCGAGCCTACTGACATTGTCCACAAAATTTTTGAAGTTGGAGAAATTACAAGTATTGCACAAGAAGGCATGAAATTAGCTGGTTACAACGATAAAGTGACACCGGTGGACGATTTAAAAAACTAATTAAAAGTGATGGAGATCTCTATTTAATCCATCACTATTTGCAAAAAGGGTTTACAGATGAATACATCATTAATTTATCGTCTACACAAAAAGCATTTTATGAAGCAAGTATGTATTTACATTTTGAAGAAGAGAAGGCAAAGTGGGAAACCACCTAGCTTTCTCTTTTTTTATAAAGGCGGTGATATAAGTGGCAAGAAACCGAGTTATATCAGCGGTATTAACATTAAAAGATAAAGACTTCGGTTCAACCGTCAAAAAGTCAGCTTCTGCTACTAAGGACTTAGAACGAAAAGTAAAAAGTACAGGTAATGCAGTTAGTCAATTCAGTAGGTCTGCAACCACTGGATTCACCAATGTGGCAAAAAGCGTGCTAGGGTTAGTTGCTGCATACGCTGGAATTAGCGCCATCAAAGAGTTTAGTGTAAGCATGGTTGAAAGTGCAGCAAGTATGCAGGCATTAAGCTCACAATTTGAACAAGTATTTGGGGCTGATGCTGGTGAAGCACGTGGAGTTATTAAAAACTTAGGGAAAGAATTTGGAATGGTTCCAGAACGTATCAAGCCGGCATTTACGCAGATGACTTCAATGTTTAAGGGGCTAGGACTTAAAACCGGCGAAGCAATGGATCAATCAATGGTTGCTATAAACCTTGTTGCTGATGCTGCAGCTTTCTATGACAAGTCGTTTGAAGATGCAAATAGTGCACTTAATTCCTTCATCAAAGGTAACTATGAGGGTGGTGAGGCTATTGGTCTGTTTGCTAACGAAACACAATTAGCTAGTTGGGCTTCTAAAAATTTAAAAGTTGATTGGAAAAAACTAGACGAAGCTGGAAAGCAAGTTGCGAGGTTACAATTTGCTCAAAGTATGCAAAAGGCAGCAGGTGCAACTGGACAAGCTGCGCGTGAGTCAGATGGTTATGAAAACGTGCTAGGTAACCTTAGACAATCATGGGATACATTGAAAGGTAAATTGGGTGAACCAATTCTCGGTCCAGCAGTTAAAGGCATGCAAAGCTTATCTGATTGGCTTGGAAAGATTGACACAGATTCTATAACAAACGGATTTAGTAGATTTGGAAGTGGAGTAGCAAGTGCTTTCAATTTTATTAAACCTGGACTAGTTTGGATTAAAGATACAGGTATTCCAGGCATCAAAGACGGAATTGTAAAAATGTATACAGCAAGTCAACCGGGTCTTAATTGGATGAAAGATACTGCATTTCCTGCTGTCCGTGATGGTATTGGATTTGTTTTAGATAAGTCAACAGAATTATATAATTTTATATCAGGAAATTGGTCGCTTATAGGTCCAGTTATTGCGGGAGTGACTGCTTCAGTGGCAGCTTTTAAGATTGGTGTAATAGCAGTTACAGCAGCACAAAACATTTGGAAGGGTGTAACCACAGGTCTACAGCTTGCCACAGCATTGTTAAACGGCACGCTTGCCATTTCTCCACTTGGTTGGGTTGCGCTTGCTATTGGAGCAGTTGTAACAGCCGGAATTGCTCTTTGGAAAAATTGGGACACTGTAAAAGAAAAAGCCGGTCACTTGTGGGACACGGCAAAAGAGGTCGGTGCAGGTATTCAGGATGCTTTTTCTAGCGCATGGGATTCGGTAAAAACTGCTGCTGAAATTAGCATAAATTTCGTTATTGATAGAATCAATGGACTGATTAAAGTTATCAACAAGATTCCTGGTGTCAACGTACCTATTATTGCTAAAGTGGATTGGAGTGCAGCAGAATCAGCAGGTTCAGGTCCGAAAGGCAATAAAATGGCTGGAAATGCTGTCATGGCAACATATGCAGTAGGTACAAACCGTGTGGAACGTGATCAAGTGGCGCAAATCCACAAAGATGAAATGATTATCCCAGCAGCACAGTCAAGGAATTTAAGAAGGCAAGGCGTGACGATTGATAATATCGATAAGGCACGTCCTTTGCAAAGTCAAACAGTTATGGCTAATACATCATCTCAAAATCAAGGGAATTTACTAAGTATGATTGCCGAACTAATACAGATGATTAAAAACATGCCTAAAGGTGATGTCAATGTTACGATAGATGGCTACAACAAATCGGTAACAGAAATTATAAATGAACTAGTACCATTGTTGAAATCAAGACTTTCGAATATGTAAAGGAGGTTGTATGGTGGACATCTTTTTAAGCATTAATAATAGAGAACAAGTCATTCAACTTCCTATTGTTCCCTCAGAATTTAAAATTCCTAGTCCGGTAAATAATGAGACGTACACAACAATTAATCAAGGTGATATAAAATTAATTGGTCAAAGAGGTTTAAGAGCAATAACAATTGATTCTTTTTTTCCTAAAAATGATTATCCGTTTTCTCGTGACAAAACTTATCATGGTTGGGAGTATGTAGAAATAATAGAAAAATGGATAGATAGGCGAATTCCAATTCGATTAATTATTACTAATACCCCAGTAAATATAGCAATGTCCATAGAGAATTTTGAATATGGACCGCAGGATGGAACTGGGGACGTTTATTACTCCCTTGCGTTATCAGAATTTAAATTTATACAACTTGAAAAAAGGAAGGTGTAATATGGCGCATGAATTGTGGTTATTAAAAGCATCCTCAATGACCAATATTACACCTTTGATTGGTCCGTTAAGTTGGAGAAGTAATAAGGATGAACTTGGGGATGAAATTGGCTTTGATATTTCCTTTAATGACACTAAATTCTTTCCAAAAAATCCATGTGATTTAGGCGATATTGTTATATTGAAGAATAAAAAAGAAATTACTAGGGCAGTCCTTGTAGATGAGGATAAAGGCGGAAGAAACCCAATACGTTATAGTGGTTTTGATTATGCATTCTTTTTAAATAAATCTAATGCCATTTATCAATTTAATAATATAGCTGCGGATCAAGCGATTAAGAAGATATTAAATGATTTTAATGTTCCTATTGGAAATATCGTTTCGATGCCAGTAAAAATTAATAAGATATTCAATGATATAAAAGTAAGTGATATTATAAAACAAATCATTGAAATAGTTCAGCAAAAGCAAGGACAAAAATACTTAATGGAAATGCGCCAAGGCAAATTTTTCATTGAGAAGCAAAAGGATTTAATAATAAAAGGTTCGTTTAAGTTATTTGAAACAGGAAGTCCATATGATCTAACCACAGCTATTTCAAATCCTTCAAAAAGACGTAGTATTACTGAAATGATAAATTCAATTCAAGTCGTGGGAAACAATGACAAAATAGTATTAGAGAAATCAGATTCAGCAATGGTTAAAAAATATGGAAAGCTACAAAAAGTAATTAAACTTGATCAAAAAGAAAAGAAGAGTGCTGAACAAATTGCCAAGAACGAATTGAATGCATTATCTAAGATTATAGAAGAAAGTAGTGTTGAACTATTAGGTGATGATGAATTTCGTTCTAATAGATTATTTCAACTTGTGGAACCTATCACAGGAATTAAAGGAACTTTTTTAATAAAAGATGTAGAACACACAATAAGTAACGGTATACACAAGATGAAACCAAGCTTGGAGGTGGTTTAAATGGCTGATGATCTTACAGAGTTAGCATCCCTTTTTAAAGAACGTGAAAACAAGCCGCCTTCATCAATAACTACCGGAATAGTCATTTCTCCCCCACCAAATGCTAAAATAAGGCTAAATGATGTGGTAATACTAAATAATAGTCATTTAGTATGGTCCTCACACATGCTTAAAGAATATCAACGAGAATTAGAATTAGAAGGAGAGATTAAATTCACTGATTCTAATTGCGGATCAACTTCAGATGGTGCAACTGTCACAACCTTGAATGTGGATACAAATTTTGAAGCTAAAAACGTTAAGATGACAACAAAAGACACCATTAAAGAAGGTGATGAAATAATCATCATGCCAGTTAGCGATAATGAATTGTATTATGTAATAGATAAGGCGGTGAGGTTCGAATAATGCTGCCACAAATAACAGAATTAGAATTTGATACAGAAACTATTACAGAGGACTTGCCACCATTAGGTAAGTCTTTTTTATATGACTTTGAAAAATGTGATTTTGTATTAAAAGATGGAAAAATGATTGAACTTCATGGAATTGATGTCTTAAAGCAATGGATTACAAAAGTTTTAAAAACAGAACGTTTTAGATTCCGAATTTATGATGGTGTTGAATACGGGGTGAGACTTGAAGATTTAATTGGATCAAATTTTCCACGATCATTTATTGAAGCAGAAATTAAAAGAGAAGTGACAACATCATTACTTAGACATACTCATATCAGAAGTGTGGAAAATTGGGAATTTGAACGTGATGGGAAGTGGATGCGAATTAAATTTCGAGTAATAACGATCGATGATTCTTTTGAGCAGGAGGTGAAATTTTAGTGTTTGAAGATAAAAATTCAAAAGATATTCATAATGAAATGCTTAATGATATTTCAAATGAATATGACAAGACAGATGGATCATTTATTTACGATACCACGAAGCCTTCTGCAACCCAATTTGAAAAAGCTTATCAGTCTATAGATGAAGTAGTTGAAAAATTCAATGTGGATAATCTAAATGGTGAAGAACTAGAAAGGTTTATTTTTCAAAGAACTGGTCAAGAAAGACGAAAAGCTACTTTTTCAGTTGGAGAATTAGAAGTAAAGGGTAATGGAACTATTAATCAAGGTGATCTATTCGAAACTAAATCAGGGGTGCAATTTATTTCTACAGAAACCAAGCTGATTAACCAGGTAGGCAATGTTAAAATTCGTGCTGTTTTACCTGGCAATATAGGAAATACACCTGCACATCAAATCACGGAAATTCCAATATCTCTTTCTGGAATTAATAGTATTACAAATATTTATCCCACCACTGATGGTTATGAAGAAGAATCAGATGATGATTTAAGGGAGAGAT